CCATATTGCACTGCAGGCCCGAATGGCGACGTTTGACGCGCTACACGGCACCAACTACCGCCATATTCGTAATGAATTAGTGGAACAGCAAAAGCGCCGCAAGTTCGAGCAAAGCATCGGTATCATCGCGATCGATCGTAAGTAACAAAAAACCCCATTGACATGCCATCCAATGGGGTTTTCTGCGTACCGTCTTAAAACAAAAAAATGTTTCAGAGAACGGTTTTTATTATAGCACCATCTCTCTTTCGGCTAGGGTGTCGACCTTGGCTTCTATCTTTTTATCAAGTGACTCTATTTTCTCGAGCAGGTGGATCATATGATCTTCGTTATTGGCTTGGCGGCGCTCGATGCGGTTGCCGACGTACTGAATCAGGATCGCCGCAAACAGTTCTATGATCGTGGTTGGCGTGTTAATCAGTAGCTGCCAGGTATTGTTGTAGTGGAACAGGTGGCCGCTGTAGATCCACACGCCGATTATGACGATCCACATGATGAAGTTGGTCGGGCTGCCGAACTTATCACCGCACCACACGGCTAACTTCGTAAACGTGTTCGCCTGCTTGTTCTTATGCACGATCCGGCGCGTTGGGAACACCTTTCTATACAACCAAACAATAAGGTTGTTGGGGAGGAAGCTACCGGCAAGTAACAGCAAAAGGTCGTTGTGGTTCATGAATTGGTATTAGTTTTTTCGTGTCTGCCTGGATTATAGCACTATATAAGAAAATCACCGGTATTACCCGGTGATCATCTATAAGCGCCCGTTAATGGCTTTTCTGATATCCGTTAGTGCGCTGCCCCAATCTTTGAACCGGATAGCCTTATTATCAAGATAGACGTCGGCGTTTGGCTTAATGGCAGTCACCTCGTCAAACGGTATATTGTAGGATCTTAGCCAGTTCTCGACGGCTAGCTTACCGCTCTCGTTCGTCGCCATGACGGTGTGCACGATGAGTTTATAGCTACGCCGAAGCTTACGCATGGCTTCTTGACTCTCGGCTATAGGCATTCCCATGCGTTTGCCCGGTAGTGGGTGATCCCTATCATGGATCACGCCGTCAAAGTCTATGGCTAAGATCATTTAATTTTAGTTCTGAGATTTCTCAGGCGCCCACGTTGCAGCCTTAACTGCCCACATTTGAGCTTCTTGTGCTGCTCGTTCGGCAAGCTTACGCATGGCTGGCGCTTCGTTATCTTTACCTTGTGCAAAGTTCAATTTCTCACCACTATGACCACAGATAGCGTCAATAAAGTTGGCTGCAGCTTTTTTTATATCGTCAACTTCAGGGTTGCCACTAGGATTAAAACTAACTCCTACAGCTTTACCGCCAAAGGTAAGGTCTTGATTACTGGTATCAGTACTCGGTGTTGCTTGTTCGTCTGGCATAATAGGGCCCTCCGTTACGTTTGTATTTCTTACCGTATCGCCTTTTGGTGCATTGTGCAACGTATGTGTTTTTGCTGCGTTCGCGCGGTGATAGCGGTTCAGCCGGGCATTGAGTCGGACCGCTACCTCTCCGAGATCGTCACAGTCATTGATCCCAAGCAGTACCCGGAGCGTGGTGTAATCCTGGTACCCGGCTGACCATTGATTCGTTGTGGTCTTATTGATCGTCAGATAAAAGTTAGCCGGGCGCTCATAACCTGGGGGTGCTGCGATGATAAACGGCTGTAACTCTTCCACTAACATAACCGTAATTTTACCACGTCAAATAGCCCTATTCCGTTTAACGCCGGGGGAAGGGAATATTATCGACTCGTCTTTGCTACAACTTTACCGGTATAGGGTTTATTTGCTACTACTGCTACATAAAGCGCGAGTACGATGCAAAGCCCCGGAGGGGAAAGCGGAATGCTGACAAGGTTTAGTTGTTAATGAACTTCCGACAATTAAGCAGACTGTTTGAACCGCAACCGTTTGTTAGTGGTAATGTGATGCGTTAGCACTCTTGGACTGCATTACGGTTCAAACAGCGCCGGGCGATAATCACTATTTGTGTTGACTGTACAAATAATTTAGTTTGGTATTAGCCCGGCTGTGTATCTGCTCAATTGTTAATGTACACCGTACAAAGGTTGCTATTTAGAGGCACAACACCCCAGCTAGTTATTTCGCCGCTCACCCGGCATTCATCCCGTTATTGTAAGCCCCGGGATCGTTCGCATAAGCTATCGCGTCCAGTCAGGCTAGGTTGGTGAGTGTGCCAAATAATAACCTTGCGTTTAAGAATGAACAGTGGTAATATACCTCTGTTGGAACTTAAAAGGTTCGCACCCACCTAACGAACGGGTGCATTTTTATTTGGGCTGGTGTAAATCGTTGGAACTTACACTGAAAGCTATTGTAACTATAACCATATTAGTTTTGCAAGCTTTATGCTAGTGTACCTCTGTTAGCACTTGCGGTTTGGTATGCCACCATTGACCAAGTTACCAGTCAGAATGACCCGGGATAGCCTTTGACGAAATGTGGACGGTGCTCACCAGATTAGCGACTTCGGTCGCTTTTTCTGTTCGTAAATTGTATAATTATGGCATGGCACTCATATTTCACACTGACGGCAAACGCGAGTTTGCACCGGAAAGCCGGGCTGAAAAGCTGTGGCGTATTCTGGTGGGCCAAGCAGTGCCGATAAACAGCGCCCAGAAACAGTACTGCGACAGTGTGAAACGTGAGATCAAAAAAGTGGTGCTGAACTACCACACCGCCCCGGAAGACTATGTGCGCGCCAACTTGTCTAAGCTGTTGCCGCAGATCCTGGCTGATTGGACGGTGGATCGCCAGGGCAATCCGCTGCATCCGGCAACCGCAGCTAGCTGGGATTTCGCCAAAAAGTACGGACTTTGGAAAGGCCGCAAGCCCACGTCGATCGTGACCGGCAGCCAAACGACACTGGTATAGCATGTATGCGTTACGGCTACTTGCTATACCAGTGCACGCACTGTGACTATGTGGCGAAGTCAGGTATCCAATTGGCCTACCACATACAGGAGGAACACGCACAGAATGATTGATGTGATATAGTAGGTTTTACTATGAGTGATACGCTTACACCCGAAGAACAAGCAGAACAGGCCAAGCAAACGCAACACGTGTTGCAGGTGGCATCCACGAACCTGGATGTTGTGATCGATCAGCTACAGTCTTTAGGTGAGCCAAGTGTTGAGATAGTGCTAGAGGCACTTGACACCGCTCATACTGACTTAGCAAAGTTAATCACAATATAGGTTAGAGCAGTGGCAATTGAAAAATTGAAAAAAGCGCCGAAAAAGGTTGTAACTAAAAAAGGTGGCAGACGCCCCGGATCAGGGCGTAAAAAAGGCGTATACGGTGCGGAAAAGACCGCAGCATTAGAAGCTAAAAAGCATTTTCAGCTGCGCGTCGCCAAAAACGTCGATAAGTTATTCAACGCGCAGATCAATAAAGCCGTGGGCGAAACATACCTGATGTGGGAGCACAATATCGGTACGCGCCGGACACCCCGTAACGTGGTTGAGATCGTCAGCGATCCCGAGGTTGTACGGCAGTACTTAGACGGCTCGCTTTCATCTGATGGATACTACTACATCACGACCAAGCCGGCCGACAATAGCGCCATTGCCAACATGCTCGACCGGGGACTTGGCAAGGCCACCGAAAAACTAGAAGCTGATATTACCTCTCAAGGCGAAAGGATTACCGGACTTAGTGAAAGCCAATTTGCTCAACTTGCCCGCGCACGAGCAGGACGCACTGATACTTAAGGATATCGCGCAGTATGGCACCTTTGCCGAGTACTGCATTGCGATCGATGACCGCTATCAGCTTGAGTGGTTTCATAACATCATAGCCAAGAAGCTCGAACAGGGATTGCAAAAGCTGGAGCGCGGCGAAAATGTCCGTCTTATGATCACCATGCCGCCCCGAAACGGCAAGAGCGATATGGCGACACAGAAGTTCCCGAGCTACGCGCTTGGCAAGCATCCCGACTGGCCGATCATGGTTTCCAGTTATTCCGATGAGCTTGCTACCGACTTTGGCCGGTTGACCCGAGATATCATGCAATCTGAAATTTACGATGTGATGTATGACACGAAGCTCCGGGCCGACGCCAACGCGAAGAGCAAGTGGGTGACCAATGCCGGGGGCAGCTATACGGCAGTCGGTGTCGGTGGTGCACTGACCGGGCGTGGTTTTAAGATCGGTATCATCGACGACCCGTTTAAGAACCGGGAAGAGGCCGACAGCGTAACGGTGCGCGAGTCGCGCCATAAGTGGTATCAGTCGACGTTCTATACCCGTGGTGAGGGCGCTACCATGATCATCTTTATCATGACGCGGTGGCATGAAGACGATTTGGCCGGGCGCGTACTCAAGGATGCTGAAGAGGCACGTAAACTTGGCAATCCGCACGATGAGTGGGATGTAATCGAATTCAAAGCCATTGCCACTGAGGATGATGAGTTTCGTAAGACCGGTGAGCCGCTATGGCCGGAAAAATTCAGCCTGGAACAGTTGCAGCGTATCAAGTCATCGATCGGCTCATACGAGTTTAGCGCGCTCTACCAGCAAACCCCGATCGACGAAGAGAACCGCAAGTTTAAACAAGCATGGTTTAAGTACCGAGACTACGAAACGGTACGGCAGCGGCTGACCTACAACGTTATGACGATCGATCCGCGCGGTAAGGACGATATCAAGCTTGGCAAAGACTTTATAGGCGTGACAATCAACTTTGTGGACACTGACGGCAACTGGAACATTATCAGCTACCGGGTGAAGCTATCAGCTACCGGTTTGATTGATCTCATGTTTACGAACTGGCAGCGCTACAACCTGCGCTGTATCGGTATTGAAGACGGGCACTTTTACCAAGGGCTTAAAAACTCGATTGATAGCGAAATGAAGCTACGTAGCATCTACCCTCAGATTCAAGAGCTTAAAACCGGTGGCACCATGAAAGAGCTGCGCATTGAGGGGTTAGTGCCACGCTACGAGCATGGCAGCATCTACCATCTGACGATCAACGGCGAAAACCAATGCGCGGATCTCGAAGAGGACCTGCAGCTGTTCCC